GCCGCGACCTGTGACGCCTCGAACGCTGTCAACCTGCGTTCGGTTCCGGCACGGTGACGCTCGCGGTACTCGTGGCCCTTGGCGACGAACACGTCGGTCTGCTCGTCGACGAGCTCGTCGATGAGTCCGAGGGCCTCTTCGAGTCGGGCGATGGTGACCGGTGGCAGGGCAGGCGTGCGCGCGGGTGCCTTGCGAGCACCCGCGCCCTTGCGAGCACCCGGGCCCGTGCGGGGCGCCATCAGGTGATGTACGACGTCGACTGGCCGGTCAGCGCGGTCACCGTCATCATCGGCGAGCCGCCCGCCAGAGCCTGGCCACCGAACGCGATCGACGTGAGGCCGCCCTGCGGCTTCGTGCCGATCACGATGTCGTCGGGCTTGACCTCAACCTTCGGCGTGTCGTACGTGATCGTGCGGGTCGCGGACCGGGTGTAGACGGTCTTCAGCGCGACGTTCGACGGCTGCGACGTCGTGCGGGTCCCGACTGACGGGGCCGTGTTGCCGTACAACGCGAGCTGCAGCTGCGGCAGCAGCGTGTCGGTGACCGCCCCATCGAACGCGCGGGTGATCGCACCGCGGCCGGGGACGAAGAAGATGGGCTCGATGTTGTCGCCCTGCTTTGTCGTCCACGCCCGATCCATCTCGATCGTCTCCCCGGAGAACTCCGGGAACGGCGTCGCGCCGATCGTGACGGCCGTCGCGGCCTCACCCCACCGCCACGGATCCGTACCGGAGTCGACGGCGACCGGGTCGGTCAGTGACCCGATCTCCGCGGCCTTCAGGCACTGGATCGCGGCGGCGATGTGCTTGACGTTCTGGTCGTGGCCGCAGTTGATCGTCAGCTTGTTGAGGATCGCGTCCCACCACACCGCGCGGTACGGGCCGACGGCGATGCCGGTCTTCTCGCGGATCGTCTCGTTGACGGGGTTTGTGGTGCCGGTCGCGATTGTGTGCGTCCACGGGTCGGACGCGCCCGTCACGACGTCCGCGCCGACGTGCCGTGCGATCGCGGCGGCTCCGGTCTCGATCTGGGACTGGAACACGAACTGGCCGACGTCGCCGGCGACCATGTCCACGTACGGTGTCGAGGAGTCGTAGGCGGCGCCGTCGACGTACGCCTCTCGGCCGTGCGTCTTGCCGCTCTTCAACGTGTCGTCGGTCGCCTTGCGCAGCCGCAGAGTGCTCGCGGCGCTCGTGAGGGCCTGCGTTCCGAGCGCGGACTGGTTGCTGATCCACAGTCCGCCGGTGCCTGTCTCGATGCCCATCGTCATGGCTTCAGCCCTCCTCGTTCACGGCGTCGGGGGTGGGTGCGTCGGTGGCGTCGGGCGGGGGCTCGCCACCGGCGTCGACCTGCCTGTCGCGGGCGGCCATCGCGTCGACGTGCGCACGCGTCTCCTTCTCGGCCGCGGCGATAGCGGTCTTGCTCGGCTTGTCGATCTCGTCGAACAGTCCGACGGCGCGGATCGCGTCGGCGACACGCGGGTCGATCGTCTCGACGATCCGCGTGTTCGGGATCACCCGCGCCACCAACTCGTCGGTCAGGTTGGGGGCGGGCTGGATGCTGACCCGTTCGGTCGCGGTCGGCAGGATCAGCCCGTCGCTGGTCTGCCGGGCGGCGGGCATGCTGAGCCCGAAGTCGACGATCGGCTGCAGGTTGTTCGCGTGGTCGACGCCGTGTTCCGAGCGCAGCTCGAAGTAGGCGATGAACTCGTCGTCGGGCATGAGGGCGCCCTCCTTGGGCGTCGGAATGGGCCGCCGGTCGCCCCGTGGCGTCGGCGGTACGACTTGCGCCCCTTGGCCTCCGCGGCCGGGGCTATTGATCCAGTGATGGCGCTACAGCGAACGCCGCGACGCTTGCAGCGTTCGAGGGGTTCGCTGAGCACGAGCGGCGCGTGGCGGCGCTGCCTCGCACTTCATGGCGACGCGTCGCGATGCGTCTCGGCCGCTGGCTACTGCGCGTCGGGACTCCCCGCTAAGGCAGCGATAGGCCCGCGAGCACCTTCCGCCGGCACTGAAAGCGATACGACGCCACGCGGTCGTAGGTGACGTGCGGGTCGCTCTCGCCGATCGACTGGCGTTGTGGCAACGGCTGATCACCACGCCACTCGGTCGACAACTCGACCAGCAGGGCGCCCATCATCCACTGCCACCGGCCACCCGTCGCATCGACCGGGGCCAGCAAGCTCTTTATCGCGCGCTGCACGAGCTTCCCGGCACCGGGTTGACGTGACCTGATGATCACGTCGACGAACGTCTCCTCGACCGATAGTTCCAGGGTCGATGGTGACCGGAAGTGCGTGTCGACGAGCGTGATCGTGATGTTCTCCAACGGCGCCTTCGTCGCCGGGTCCACACGCGGGAGCGGCGCACCGTCACGCGGTACCATCCACACCGACGGGATCGTCAGCGAAGGCGCAGCGGACGGATGCTGACCCGCGCCCTGCGCGATCAGGTACGCGTGCAACTGCTCGAGCAAGATCAGGTCCGCCATCTAGAACGCTCCTTGGGCGGCGCGGGCCATCGCTTCACGGTAGACCGCCTGGTTCTCCAGCAGCGCGGGCGTCATGTAGGGCTGGGCGCCCATGTTGACGGTCCCGAATTCCACGTAGGCAGCGTAGTCGGCTTCCCCGCCGGTCGCGACCGTCCCGGTCACCGTGAAGCCCGACCGTTCGACGCTCTCGACGTGGATGCTCGCGCGCAGCGTTCCCGTGTCAACGGGCGTCAGGTCCTGCGCCCTGCCGACCAGATCCTCGCACGACTCCGTGACCGCCTGCTCGACGGCGCTCATGCCCTTCCCGAGCAGCACCCCAAGCCCGACATAGCTGAAGACGCCCATCAGGTGCCCACTCCCGCGAGCTCTCGGCGGATCTGCTCGATTCTGGTCGCGACCGGTGACAGCGTGCACTTACAGTTGGGGTGCGCGGGCACCCCGGGGGTTGAGCCGAGGTCCGCGACCGCTTCGCCGTCGAAGTCGCTGGTGGTGCCGTCGAGGCTGACGAGCCGGCCGAGCCACGGCGTGCAAATCGGGCAGGCGTCGCCGTGCGTTGACCACCGGGCGATTGTGATGCCGTGCGACGCCATGCGGTCCATCGCGCCCTGCGCGACAGCTTCGCGGGTGACGGTGCGGGCCACCATCTCGCTGTACGTGTCGAGCTTCCAATTCTTGCCGGCCTTGTCGACGAACCCGGTGAGGCCCTGCTGACGCAACGAGAGGGCGAGCTGGCGTCGGGCGGCTTGGGGTGACCCGTCGGCGCCAAGGATCGCTCTGAGCGCGATGCGGCGGCCTTCGCGGGCGTAGATGTCATCGACCTGGCGGCCGACGGTGTCGCGGGCTGCGGTGAGCTTGCCCGTGATGCTGCGTTGCAGCGCGGCGACGGCTTCCGTCGATACGCCGGCGAACGCGCCGGGGATCTCGGGGGCAGTGATGTTCAGCGCGGTGATCTGGTCGACGGTGCGGGCGGCGGCCTGCTGGTAGGCGTCGGCGACGAGTTGGCGGGCGGTCGGGTCGACGTACGCGCCGAGCTGATCGAGTGTCGCGATGACCCTGGCGAGCTGCAGACGTCGCTGCCCGGCGAGGTTGAGGTTTCCGGCGTTGATCGCTGCTTCGACCTGCAGCGCGATCTCGCGTTGCGCTGCGGCGACGGTGCGGTTGAAGTCGGTGAGCCCTTGTTCGTACGGGAAGTGCTCAGCAGTCGCCATCGTTGCCGCCTTCGTCGGGCTCGTCGTCCGCGGCTTCGCGTGTGGCAACCACAGCGCGCTGCGCGGCGAGGAAGAATCCCTCTTGCACCCAAGAGCGCGGGTCGCTGCACCGGTAGCGGACCTGCGTCCAGTTCTCCGCGTCGATCTCCACCACGACGGCAATGGTGCCGACCTGCACGTCTCCGCCGTACTCATCGGCGATCGCGTCCATGAGTTCGGCGACAAGGACGCCCATCGCGGTCGTGTCCACGCTCATGCGACCGTGGTCTCCGCGTTGAGGGTCAGGAGGGCGTGGTCGAGAGTGCCATCCGCCTGATGCTCCAGTCCGTTGACCGTGAACCGGCGGATCACGGGGGTCGGGAGCCGGTTGTCGCTGACGACGACGGTCGTGGCTTCCCAGTCCGCACCTGCGACGATCGCGGCGACATCAGCGCCGGCCTGGTCGAATAAGATGAGCGTGTCCATTTTCACCTTGACCTGCGCGCCTCCGGAGAGGACGTCGCGGTTCTGACGTTCGAGGAACGCCGGCGCCGCCCCCGTCCAGACCGCGACCGGGGTGCCCGGGTCACCGTTCCCTGCGAGCGGTCCCGGCGCCTCGATCTGCGTCAGGGTCGCGTTCGCGAGTTCCGTGAGCGTGCCGTGCATCCCCGCGATGTCACCGCGCGCGATGAGGCTCATAGCGGCCAGCCGGTGGCAGGGTTGATGTTGGTCGCGATGCCAGCGAGGTCGCGTTGCCAGTCGTGCGGTGCCGGGAACGAGCCGAGCGGGAGGCCGCCGGTGCCGGTATCGTCGCCTTCGGTGAGTGCGCGGGTGCGGAGACGGACGGCCATCGCGAGGTAGTGGTCGGCTTTCTGGGAGCGCTTGAAGCTCTTTTCCTTGGTGGAATCGAAGTCGAACTCGCGGGCGAAGCGGGCGGCGAGCGCGTCGCAGGCGTCGGCGACAGCGAGCAGCAGGTTCGACGGGTGCTTGGCGATGAAGTAGACGGCTTCGTCGTCGTTGAAGAGGTAGACGTAGGTGCCTTCGGGGACATCTGGGGTGGGGTGGTCGCCGAGCTCGAGGCGAAACCTGTCGAGGTCTGTGGTGACGGTCACTAGTCGCCTCCGTAGGTCGCGATCGGGACCTCGTCGCCGCCGTAGCTGCAAGCGGCGACGTGGGGCCCGTCGTAGGTTGCTGGGACGCTGGCCGGATACGTGAATGCGGCGGTGTCGTCGCCCGCATAGGTTGCCGCGGGGTTGGCTGCGCCGCCGTATCGGAACGCGACCCCGCGAGACCTGACCGACGGCGTGGCGGTGACGCTGCTCGACCCGAACCGGTTGTTGCTGATCTGGACCCCGGCTGAGGTCGCATGCCCGTGGCCGGTGACGCTGCTTGCTCCGGGCCGGGCGGTGGTATGCGTCACGCGTGTCGCTGGGTGCCCGGTGACCGTTGATCCTGACGCACGGCTCGTCGTCCATTGCGACGCGACGCGCCCAGTCGCGGTCACGGTCGAGGCTGCGACCCCGTTCTTGCGGCCGGTCGACGTGATGATCGCACGGGTGCTTGTGGTCGCCGACGCCCCGCGGGCGCCCTTCACGCCCGTCGAGGCAGCCGTCGCGTGTCCGCTGGCGGCTGAGACGCCGCTGACAGTCTTACTGCCCGCTGAGCCCATGCGTGCGGCAGCGCTGACGGTCGCTGTGGCCGTGGTGCTTTTGCGGCCGGCGCTGGTCGTCCCGGCGCGGCCGGTGATCGTGGACGAACCGGTGAACGCCGGGGTAGAAGACGCGGTCCCCAGTGACGTGATGTGCCCCGGCGCGGTGGTCGTGCTTGCGCCTGTCGTCGCCTTCGTACCGCTGCTGACAACGTGCCCTGCCGCGGTGTTGGCGCTCGCGCCGGAGGCGGCCTTGCGGCCTGTCGACGCGATCGCGTCGCGCCCAGTGACCGTGCTTGCCCCGGCGCCTGCCTTGCGTCCCGTGGACCCAACCGTGGAAGTCGCCGACGACGTCGCCGAACCGGCGAGTGCGTTCTTCACGCCGCTGCTTGTGCAGCCCGCACGCCCCGTGACCTGACTGCCTCCGGTGCGCCCAGTCGCGCCTTGTGATGCGACGTGCCCACCGGCCGCGGTGGTGGTGCTCGTGCCGGTCGTTGCCTTCGCGCCGGTCGAGACGGCCTGGTTGGTCGCGGTGACGGTGCTGGCCGCGAATGTCTGCTTCGCTCCTGTGGAGGTGACGAGGCCCTGGCCGGTAACCGTCGAACCACCGGACACTGAGGGGGCGCTGGTCCCGGCGGGTGCGACGATGGGACGTGAAACGGGGGCCGATGGTCCGCGCCGCTGCGGCAGCGGGTAGCGAACGTACTGGCTCACCTACTACTCGTCCCAGGCGATGCTGTAGTCCAGGATCTGCCCGGTGCCGGTCGGGATGATGAGACCGATACCGTTGGACGTGGCCTCGGTCAGCTCGATGCCTTGGAACGTCCAGATCACACCGGCACCGATCGCACCGGCCAGCGTCGCGCGGCGCAATTCGCCGCCGATCGTGGGACCGGACGTGTGGCCCGCGAAGCCGGTCGCGAGTGCCCCGTGAAGCGGCGAGTCCTCCGGTACCTCGGTCAGTCCTGCGCCCTGCGTTCCGGTGGTCGACAGCCGGTTCAGCGATACGGTGACCGCGACGGCCGTTGTGTTCCACACGCCGACCTCGACGACGCGTGGGCGGACCGCGGCGGTCCCGTACAGGCTGACGAGCGGGAGTGCTGACGTGCCTGCGATTGTGGCTCTGCCGCTTATTGCGAATCGGGCCATGTGGGTCTCCTGTTCATGGGGTGGCCCGGGGGGCCATCACGAGCGGTGGCGGGACTGGATCAGCCGTCGATGCAGCCAGGTACGTCGCGATAACAGCACCCCACCCTGCGTTTCCGACTGTGCCACCAGCGTTCAGCGCGGTCGCCGCCGAGACGATTTGGTATTCGCAGATAAACCGGCGGTTCGTGCTGATCTGCGTGTCCTGCGTCTCCGTCCACCCAGCATCCGGCGTGTTCGCTGTCGCCGCGTTGGAGTATGCAAACGCGAACGCCAGCTCGTCAGCCTGCGTCAGAGTGCCCGTCGACCCCGACGTCCAGGTTGCGCTCGTCGCCTCGTTCGTGGACGTCTTGTCCTTGATCGACGACGAGGCAAGTCCGCTGACGCTGACCGCGTGAATCGCGCGCTGCGCCGAACTGCTCGTCGAGATCGTCGCCGTGATCGACCCCGACGACAACGCGGCAGCGTTCGGACACGACCAGATGTAGATGTGCTGGCTGGTCGCCGGGAGAAGCTCGACATCCTTCGTGTATGTGTTCCCAGCGCTGTCCGTGACGCCGGTGATCGTGACCGTGGCGCTTCCGACGTGACAAGCAACGATGATCGCGTCGCCGGCGGCCACAGTGACCCCGGTGATCGCGACGGTTGTCCCGATCGCGGCCGTCTGGTTGAACCCGAGTGATGCGGGGGTTCCGATCGCCACGACGCGCTACCCGAGGCCACCCGACTCGCGCAGATCCTGCTTCGTGTCGGTGACCGTGTACGTCCCTTGCGCCCCGAACACCTCTTGCGTCACATCGTCCACCGCCATCAACGTCCCCGCCGTCGACGCCGTGTAGAACCCGTGGTAGTCCACGACCCCGCCGGCCGGCACGTCGAACACCGCGCCGTTCGTCGAATCGTCAATCAGCGACGCCGCCGCCGCAGCGTACGCCTGCGGCTTCCGGGCGTACGCCGGGGAGCCACCCGAGATCTCCGTCAGCTTGTTGAACGTCGCCGACGTCAGATCCGCCGACAGATCGATCGCCGCGCCGCCCGAGGTGAGCGCGAGCTGGAACGTGTTCGTGGCGGTGCTTACGATGAAGTACGGGAACCCGGCCACGAGGCCGGTGCCGCCGGAGATCGACGACGCCACGACCAGATCCCCGTTACTCAGGCCGTGGCTGGTCTTCGTGAACGTGTCCGGACTCCCGGTCGACGTTACCCCGGTGATGTTCGCGCCCTTCGTCAGCAACCCCACATGGCTGATCGCCGACCCCGACGCGGTGCCCGCCAGGGCGTCCAGCATGCGGTTTTTGCCCGCGACAGTCAGAAAGCCCATGACAAGCCCTCCTCTCTAGAAGATCTCAGCCCGCGCCGCTCGAACGCTCGGCGACGCGGGCATATTGGGCTCAGGACGGCGCGACCCCGCGGCCCTGATCGAACGTCCGCAGCGCCTGGATCTTGTCGCCACGCAACGGCTTATCCGCATCCGCCCCCGACGACGTCACCGTCACCCCGGCCTCCTTGACCGCGGCATCCAGCTGCTTGTCGTTCATCTCGTCGTACGACAACGGCTCGTCGGCCGGCTTGACGGCCTCGAGGTCGGTGAGGCGCTGCGCCTCCCGGTCGGTGAGCATGACCGTCTCGCCACGCACACCGAGCACCGTCGGATAAGACAGCGTCTCCGACCCGTCGATGTTCTGCGCGATCCTCGGCGACGCGTACATCGCGCCGCCGATGCTGACCCGGTACGGCTTGGTGTCAGGCATCTTCGCCTTCGCCTCAGCCATGGCCTACGTCAGCCCCGTCAGCCGGTAGATCGCGTACGGGTCGTCGACGAACATGACGGGCGACACCGACCACTGGTACCACCACGACTCCGTTTTGTCGTCGTAGTAGATGACGCCGACGAGCGGGAACTCGTTCGCCCACCCGCCGACCATCCCGGCCTCGTACAGGATCGCCGTGCCAGCGGTCACCCGCTTGCTGGACGTCCAGTTCGTGATCCCGGCGTTCGCGAGGATCGCGTCGATCGTCGTCCCCGACCTGGCCGCGATCTGAGACAGGCTCAGCTTCTGCGCCGGGTTGAGGATGATGCTGTTGACCTGGTGGCCGCGCTCCTCACCCTCCAGCACGGTCTGCACGCCGAGGATGTCGCTGATCGGCGTGTTCGTGCCCGACGTGTTGAGGTTCGTGATGCCGGCCGCGGTCGCCCACGACTGGCCCGCGACCGTCCGCGAGTTCGCGGTGATCGCGGTGTTCATCACGCCGACCGCCATGGCGTCGAGCGTCAGCGCGATCGTGTTCGCGGTCTGCGCCATCGACTTCTGGATCAGCCGGGTGTTGTTGCGCTTCTTGGCCTCCTTCGTCACCTCCCACTTCGTGCCGAGCTTGCGGGGCTTGGCGACGACCGGGACGCCACGGTTGAACGAGTTCGTCGGGAACTCCTCACCCGGTGCGACCTCCTGGATCGCGCCGGCCGCGTACAGGTCCGTCGCCGTGGTAGGCGGCAGCTCGTACAGGACGGCGCCGCCCTCGACGCCACCGGCGTCCGAGAACACCTTCGACGCGAAGAAGTTCGCGTCCGCGAGCTTCGCGATGTCCCGGGTGATGACGGTCGGGTTGTTCAGCAGGACGTCGACAGTGATCGACGTGCCGCTGACGCTCGGAGGTCCGAGCGGGTAGGTCAGTGGTGCAGCAGGCATGGCCTAGTGCTCCTTTCCGCTCAGAGGTTGAGCTTGACGTAGACGGTGGCGGTGTCGGCCGCGGTGCTCATCGCGACACCGAGCTCGTGGTTGGCGTCCGACGCGGCCGTGACCCACGTCTTCGCGCCGCCGGCGGAGCCGCTCATGATGATGTCGCCGGCGGTGACGGCGCCGTCGGCGACCATCGGCACGACCTGCGACCCGCAGTACAGGCCGACGATGTCGTCGGCGGCCGCGGTGTCCCACTGGGTGACGCCGAACGCGCGCTGACCGGTGCCGCAGACGGCGACCTGCGCGACGTTGCCCTTCGTCAGCGGTGACGTCGGGGTCGACAGGTCGAGCGCGGGGCCGCCCTGGAAGCCGGCGTTGATCTTCACGAACCGGCCGGCGCCGACAGCGGCAGCGGTCGCGGCGGTGATCTTGTCGCCCGGGTCGAACAGGGCGATGATCGGGTTGTCTCCGAGAGCCATGCTCTACGCCTCCTGGAGCTGCGGGAACAGCCCGGTCGTGACGAGCTGAGTGTCGTCGGTGTTGGTGGATGCGCCGATCTCCTTGACGGGGATGACGCCCTTCTCGAGCGCGTCGATCTCCGCGCGCGTGCCGTCCGGGTCCGTGTCGTAGCGCTTGGTGTAGTGCTCGACGCGGGCCGGCGGGAACTTGCCGTCGCCGACGGCGGCGGCGATGAACGTGTCGCGTTCGGTCTCGGCGATCTTCTTGTGCGCCTCGGCGCCCTTCTCCGCGGACGCCTTGAGCTCGGCGAACGTGGCCTTGTCGAGCTTGACGGTCTCGCCGTCATCCGTGCTGGCGGCTGCGGCGATGGCTTCGGTCTTCGCCTTCTCGGCGGCCGCGGCGACCTGCTCCTTGACCGCGGTCTCGTCGGGTCGCGCGGCGAGCTCGGTCAGCTTGGCGGTCACGTCCGCGTCGGACGCGTCCTCGGCCAGCCCGAGCTGCTCACGCAGGGTCTTGGGGTCCACGATGGACTCCTCTCGTTGGGTTGGGGCGGGCCGGGATCCCGGCGCCTTGTACACGACGGCATGCGCACCACTCGCGGCGGCGATGTCGACGTACTGCACGGCGACCTGCTGCATGTCGCCGAAGGTGAAGTTGCCGTCCGCATCGACGGACCAGGGGACTCGGAACGTGGTCTCGTTCCCGCTGACGTGATGCTCGACGATCAACTGGTTCGGGTTGATCTGCACCTCTTGGACGCTCCACCAGTCGGCCTCCCCGTTGTCGGGGTGCGAGCCGTAGAAGGCGTCGCGGAGGTCGTCGACGTTCGTGGCGGCGGCGATGAACCGGGCGGTCGCGATTTGCGCCTGACGGACGGGGCTGTCGCCGGCTGCGGCGCTCGCTGCAAGAACGGCGGGGAGGTCGGCGAGCCCCTTGATGCCCGGCAGGGTGGTGCCGAGCAGCTTGACGCTGGACAACCTGAGGTCGTCGCCATCGCAGCGGCCTTCCAGTGACCGGCGCGGGTAGGCGATTTCCATGCCGTCGTCGAGCCAGGCGGGGATGTCGGTGAGGTCGCCGACGAGGAGGTCGCCGTCGTCGGCGAGGCGCAGGTTGACGACCTTGCCGAACGCCGGGTCGCCGTCCTGCGCGGCGATCTGGAAGCGGGGGTCGGTGTGCCCGATCCCGATGACGGGCGCCTGGAATTTCGCGTTCTCGAGGGCGGCCTGAAGCTGCGCGCGCGTGAATTCGTGCGGGCCGGTGGAGAGGTTGTACGTGCCGGTGCGGGCGATCTCGACCCCGGTGCGGGTGCGGCGTTCAGGCATGCGGCCCTCCTCAGGGCGAAGTGGCGGGTGCGCTACGTGAGCGCGGGAACGGCAGGAGGCAGAAGCGACGGACGGGACCGCGGCGTCTCGCCCATCGCAGGCAGGTCGTAGCGCTCGCGGAACGCGACCTCGTCCTCCTCCGACAACGTCACGAGGCCGGCGTCGATCGCGAGCAGCAGGTCAGCGACCGCGAGCTCCTCATGCTCATCACGGTCGTAGCCGATGCGGGGGGCCTGCGACTCGGGGCCGTCGTTCCAGTCGGCGTAGTCCTCACCGACCATGCTCGTGTTGTCGACGTACCAGCCGGCGATCGCGTCCTGCGTCAGCTTGAAGTAGTCGACCTGCGTCTCACCGAGTGCGCGGGACCCGCTGCCGCCCGGTCCCTGCCCGAGGTTCGCGAACATCATCATCAGCGACTTGGCCATGACCTCGTCGCAGTAGCGGATGCTCGCCATCGTGTCCGGCAACGTCCCGGTCACGCCCTGCAACGCCAGATCGAAGCCGTACGGCAGCGACGCGCCGGCAACCTCACCGGCCCGGATGCTCTCGGCGACCTGCAGGGCGGCGGTCATCGCGCCCGGGTTGACGTCCGGGACCGTCTGCCGGGTCACAGGGATACCCATGCCGTTGCGTTCGTGCTTGATCGCGTCGACGCGGATCAACCGTTGCTTGACCAGCCACGGCCCGTACATCGCCCTGAGCAGGGATCGGCCGATCCATTGGGACCCCTCGCGCTCCCACACGTACGGTGCGAGCCGCGACACGGGGATCTCGACGACACCGTAGTTGTCGGGGCCGCCGCGCTGCACGATCCCGGCGAGATCACCGTGCTCGTCGATCTCGATGCGGTCGAGGGATTGCGGCATCCGGGGGGCGAGCTTGCGCAGCCGCCAGAAGCCGTCGCGGATCTCACCGACCTCCTCGAAGAACATGTGCCCGAACGCCCCGGGCGCCAAGAGGGCGTGCCGGAGATGATCGTCGTGACTGAACCGGCCCTTCGTCCGCCCGACCGTCTCCCTCGGCTGATCCTTCACCGGGAGGTTAAGGTCCTGCGCGAACGCGGTCGCCGTCCGGTCCGACGCGCCGTTCGGGTCGACGAACCAGCGGAACCGGCGGATCGGCATCATCAGCCCCCACGCGACCAGACCGTGGATCTGCGGGTCGGTGCGCATCTTGTCGTACACGCCGACCATGCCGCGGCCGTACGGCGCCCACTTCAGATCCGGGACCTGCTCTGCCTCGTCGACGATCGCCGACCACAAGCCGAGTAGGCCGCCGGCGGGGAACTTGACGGGCCGCAGACCGCTGGTCGTGCCGGTCCCGAGCTCCGTTGTTGGTGGCTTCGGGGCGGCCGCCTTGACGGTCGCGGCGGCGGCGAGCAGGTCTACGGGCACGGCCACCACCTCCTAGAAGCTGTTGTCGTCGAGCAGGTCGCTGGTGATGCTCGCCACGCGCTGGTGTGGCGCGGTGACCGGCGGGTCGCCCGGGACGAACAGCAGGTTGATCGCGTCCGCCCGGTCCGGCGAGCGACCCAGCCGCTTCTTCGTCTCCTCCTTGCGCTCCACGACCTTGCGCATCTTCAGGTCGTAGCCGTACTGCGGAGCGACAAGGTCAGCGGCGAGCTGGTCGTCGTCGTCGAGGTCGACGTCCTCCAGCTGCGCCGCCACTGTGAACCACAACTCGGAGCGGCGGTTGGGGAACTTCAACGGGCGATGCGCCTGCTCGCCACCGTTGAACGCGGTGACCTGCCAGCCCTGATTGCGCAGGATGTCGGTCACGCCACCACCAACCCCGGTGTCATCCACAACGATCCGGACATGGGCACGGGGGTGCCGGGTCGCGTATTCGATGATGCGGCCAGCGGTCTGGACGAGGTCGCCCTGAGCGGCACCGGTCGTCGTGACCGCGGGTTTGCGGCCGATGTACTGCTCGCGGATGCGGCAGCGTTGCCCGACGCGTTCAGCGATGACGGTCTCGTCGTCACCGAACCGCGCGACGTCGCACGCGATCACGACCTGGTCATGCGTGCTGTCAGCCGGGAGGTCGCGGGCCTGGGCGTCCTCGACAGCACCCAGGTCGATGACGGTGTTCGTGGCTTTCTTCGCGAAGTTGCCGAGGACCCGGACCGCGTACAGCACCGACTCCGTGCCCCATGCTTTCGCGCGGCTCTCCACCCACGCGCGGCCCGTCAACGCGGCTTTGGCTTCGGCGGGGACGTTCTCGCCGGTGATCGCCGGTGACTCGAGGGCGCTGACGTGGATGCAGTTGTAGTCGCCGCGTTTGCTGTTGAACGCGTCGAAGAACTCGCCCTCGGACCGGGTCGGGTTGCCGATGAGCAGGGCGCGCGCCCCGTCGGTCGTCATGTACCCCTCACCGACCTCGAAGATCGAGCGGTGCACCCCCGATGCTTCGTCGTAGATGACGAGGATGTGCGGGGCGTGATGGCCGGCGAAGCTCTCCGAGTTCTCCGGCTTGGATGACAGGCCGATGGCGTACCGGCCGTCTGGGAGCCGGAGCTCGACCTGCAGGGCAACGCCGGTGAAGATGGGGCGGGTCTTGGCTTCGGGGCGGTCGCGTCCGCGTTTGAGGAGCTGCCCGATCTCATGCCACAGCAGCTTCTCGACCTGACTCCACTTCGTCGCGGTCGTGATCACGCGACTGGCTTGGTGCGTGTCGAGGAACCAGAGTGCGACGACAGCGGCGACCATCGTCTTGCCGACACCGTGGCCGGATCGGACGGCGGTGCGGCTGTGGTCGCGGACGCTTTCGGCGATCTCGCACTGGCGGGACCACAGGTGGATGCCGAGGATGTCGCGTGCCCAGCCGACCGGATCGGCGGCGTACGGGTCGACGGGCGGGTCGAACAGGTCCGCGGCGATCTGCCAGATACTGCGAGGCGCAATTGCCACGGGCGCCCCCTCGGGTTGTTAGGCGGCTTCGGCTCCCCCGGACAGCATCGTCAGGTGCTTGCGAACAACACCCGGCGCGCGCGGATCATCGCTGAGGCCAAGGTCGCTGAGGATGCCGCGAATCGCGTCCGCCAACGCCTGCCCGACGTTCTCAGCGATCCGGACCCTGCGCTCCTCGACACCCGCTTTCAGGGCAGCAACGCTGTACTGCACGAGACGGTCCATCGCCTGCCGGCGCGTGACGATCCAGATGTGCAACGCGGGCGCCTCATGACGCACCTCCTGCACCGTCTCGTCAGGGGAGTCCGCGCCCTTCTCGTACTTCAACGGCCGCACGTGCGTCGTGACGACAGGGCCGGCGGCGTCGTCAAGCTCGAGCTTCGCGATCTGCTCACTGGCGTACCGGACCTCGCCGGCCGCGATCGCGATGCACTGCAAGATCGCGTCACCCGGCTCGATCGACAACGGGACGCCCATCACCGCGAGCTCGTGCCGAGCGATCACGAGCTGCCCAGCGAGCTCAGCCTGCGGCGACGCACCACCATGCCACCTGCAACGCCCGGTCCCAAGATGCGACGTGCCGGCCCCCGCACGCTGCTGACAACGACCAGTGCGTGACTTCGCGCCGCACAGCGTCTTCTCCTCGCCGGTCAAGAGGTCGGGCGCAGCCATGAGGTCACGCTGCCCGGCGGATGACGCGGAACGCTGCGGGTCCGGCGCCTTTGGGTGTGATGGTGGTGACGTTGCCTCGGCAGCTCGGGCACGGGCAGGTGTACGTCCCGTCGCATGGTGGGCCGACCGGTGGGCCGGCGGTGACGATGTGCAGACGGGTGGGTGCGCCGATGGCCTGGTCGTAGGCGTCGTGGTCTGCGGCGTGGTCGCGGAGGCTGGCGGGTTGTGGCGCGTCGGGGCACTGGCAGTAGTCGTGGCCGCAGCATGGGCGTGTGGTGGGGATGACGCCTTGGCGTTTGAGGTCGGCGAGGGTTTGGAGCGCGGCGAGGGTGAGTTCGTCGGGCATGGCAGGGGTCCTCCGTTCCTCA